AATGGAAGAAGCCATGAAGCATCATAAAAAACATGATGCTACTGAAATGGAAGAAGCCATGAAGCATCATAAAAAACATGATGCTACTGAAATGGAAGAAGCCATGAAGCATCATAAAAAACATGATGCTACTGAAATGGAAGAGTCTACACTAGATGAAATCTTAGCCGAGCTAGATGCTCTTTCTGAAGAAAATATCGAAGAAGGAGATCACACAGTCGATGAAGGACACGTTCCCGAAGACGGCTACGTTGGAAAAGCAGGCAGAGGTGCAACCGGTTATAATGAACGCGCCGGAGTATCACATGGCGATGGAAAACTTCACGAAGCTGATGATGAAAAAGAAGAAGAAGACGACGAGGCTGAAGAAGCCGGCGAGGACCTTACTAAAGACATCGAAGCGGCTAGAGGCGGTGAAGAGCAAGAAGTAGTTGATATTACTGTAGGTGAATTGAAAGACATCATTCGTGATGTATTCATGCAATTACAGGGCGGTGATATGGCTCCTGGAGCATCACTAGATGGCGGTACTGAACTTGCAACAGATTTAGGAAGCGGCGGAGAAATGGAGGCAGGAGAAGAAGAAATCTCTCTTGATGAAATTCTAGCTGAACTTGAAGAAGAAGAGCATAAAATGGAAGAAGTTAAGAAAAAGCATCACCACAATGATAAAGTAGATGAAGGTACAGGACCGGGTGGTGAGATCGATCCTAAAGCCGAAAGCACTTACAAGGTTGAAGAAATAAAGAAAGAGCTTAATGAAGCTGTTAAAACGATAAAAGCACTTAAAACCGAACTTAATGAAATCAATCTTTTCAGTGCAAAACTTCTATATGTAAATAAAATATTCAAGGCAAAAAATCTTTCTGAATCACAAAAAACGAAAGTAATCAACGCATTTGACAGAACAACAACAATCAAAGAGGTTGAGAATACTTACAAAACTTTACTTGAGTCAATTAGTGTAGAAGCTAAAAAAACTTCACTTAAAGAATCCGTAGGTTTTGCATCAAAACCAATCGGTAGCGCTCCAGCTCGTCCGATTGTTGAAGCCGATGCTTTTGTATCAAGATGGCAACAGCTTGCTGGAATAAAAAAATAACAATCTCTAAACTAAACATTAAAAAAATGTCAAACCTAGTTAATTCCCTTTTAGAAAGCGCTAACCCATATACCGATCAAATGGGGGTTAGTCAGAAACTTGCTAAGAAGTGGGCTAAGTCCGGCCTACTCGAGGGTTTGAAAGATTACGACCGAACTAATATGGCCGTTATTCTTGAAAACCAAGCAAAACAACTCGTACTTGAATCTTCTACAACTGGTGGTGGCGTAACCAACGGTGCAACCTTTACTCCTGGTAATGGTGAGCAGTGGGCTGGTGTAGCTTTACCTCTCGTTCGTAAGATCTTCGGACAAATTGCGTCAAAAGAGTTCGTTAGCGTACAGCCAATGAACCTCCCTGCTGGTCTAGTATTTTACTTAGATTTCCAGTATGGTAACAACATCCCTAAGCCTTTCGTAAAGGGACAATCTGTTTATGGTACTCTAAACCAAACTGCTACTAGCGGATTTGGTAACCTTGCTGAAGGTGGTCTTTATGGTCAAGGCCGTTACGGATATTCTATCAACCAGTTTTCTGCTTCTGCAGGTACAGTTGTAACAACTGCCGCAACTTTTGCTAACGTTAACTTCAACCAAGACTACTCTCAGTCTGTTGTAGATAGCAAGATGATTCAGATCGCAGTTCCTACTTCTTCTTTAAGCACCCCTGACCTTAACGGTATCCGTGCTTTCGAATTGAGCGCTAGCTCTGCTATACTATCCCCTTCTACTTTGATTAATGATTTTACTACTTTATCCGGTGGCGATATCTTATTCTATGTAAGTGGATCAACTGCAGCAGCTATCGATGCTGTAACCGGTTCACTTATTGTATTCTACAATAAGCAAACCAATTTCCAAACTCGCGGTGATTTTGAAGATGCACCTGGTGATACACCAACACCATTCTCTAATCCGAACGCTGCCTCTTCAACTACGATCGTTATACCCGAGATTAACGTTCAGATGAAGTCAGAGACCATCTCAGCTAAGACACGTAAGTTGAAAGCACAATGGACTCCGGAATTCGCTCAGGATCTTAATGCTTATCATAGCTTGGATGCTGAAGCTGAATTGACCGGTATGCTTTCTGAGTATATCTCTCTTGAGATTGATCTTGAGATTCTTGATATGCTTATTGAGAACGCACAGACAGTTGCTAACTGGTCAGCTCAAATCGGTAATCAAATTAACGCTGCCGGTACTGCTTACACAAGCAATACTGCTGGTGCTTACTACAACCAAATGTCTTGGTTCCAAACTTTGGGTATCAAGCTTCAGGCTGTATCTAACAAAATCCACCAGTTGACCCTTCGCGGCGGTGCTAACTTCCTAGTTTGTTCTCCAACTGTAGCTACAATCCTTGAATCTATTCCTGGATTTGCTGCTGACTCAGACGGAGCTGCAGATACTATGAAGTATGCATTCGGTGTTCAGAAAATCGGTCAGTTAAACAGTCGTTATAAGGTTTACAAAAACCCATATATGACTGAGAACACTATTTTGATGGGCTTCCGTGGTAACCAATTCCTAGAGTGTGGTGCCGTTTACGCCCCATACGTACCGTTAATTATGACACCTCTAGTGTACGATCCAGATACCTTCACACCAAGAAAAGGTATTATGACTCGCTACGCGAAGAAGATGATTCGTCCTGAGTACTACGGTAAGGTATACGTTGCTAACTTAAACGTAGCTCAAGCTAGCTAACTTAGACTAGCTTAAAAAATAAAGACCGGCCCTGTAAGGCCGGTTTTTTTTATACTTATATCTACTATTTATATTAAAATTATTAATGCCTACTCTATTAGATTTAAGCAGAGATCCATACGGATTAAACGGTGGTACAATCGTTAGTGGATCAATAAATACAAAAGCTGATGCATTTTGGTATCTACCAGTAACAAATACTACCGCAATAATATCATTCAGCAGTCTAACTGGAGGACCGATTAGTGCATCATTTACAGCCGGTAACGGTGTTTTCGGCGCAATTACTGAAGTCTCACAGTCATCCGGTATCGCCGTTCTCTACTCAGGTTCTTATCAATACCCCAACCCCTAATATAAATCCTTGAAAATATATAATATAGAACCCTCTTTTGAGGGTTTTTTATTCTCTTTTGCTTACTATTTATATCAAACGGTCTATGCATGGTGACAACAACAGTTACAAGAAAGAAAAAACTTAAGAATCCAATTAAATTTCAGGTTACACTTAATGAAGAACAGAAAGTTGCGAAATCAGTTATTCTTGAAAACAAGATAACAGTACTAAAAGGTAGTGCAGGATCAGGAAAATCGATAGTAGCTGCTCAAGCTGCACTCGATCTACTCTTTACCGGACAGGTTGAAAAGGTAATACTAACTAGACCTGCCGTAACTGCTGGAGAAGAATTAGGTTTCATGCCCGGAGATAAAGACGCTAAGCTAGCTCCCTATACAGCAGCTATATACGATAATATGTATAGGCTCTATAATAAGGAAAAGATAGATAGAGAAATTATTGAAGGTAGAATAGAGGTTATTCCGGTAGCATTTATGAGAGGCAGGAATCTTACAAACTGTTGTGTAGTAGTAGACGAAGGCCAAAATATTACACACAGGCAGATGGAGCTAATTCTTGGTAGAATATGTGAAGGATCAAGAATGATTATATGTGGTGATACTGCACAGATTGATTTAAAAGATAAAAAATTATCAGGTTTTGGATTTATATGTAATAACTTGACCAACGTAATAGGTTTTTCAGTTGTAACTCTGAAAACTAATCATCGCGATCCAATCGTTGAAGATATTTTGAAAATTTATTTAGATCATAGAGATTAAAAAATGGCTAATCCAATAATTTATAACGGCGATCCAGGGCCAATTTCAGGCAGTACCCCATTTGGATTTTACGATAATGACGCTGATTATCAAACCGATGGACCAAAAGTAGCAAACTACTGTGCATGGAAACTAGGATATCCCGTACTCGACGTTGAACTACAGTCCGGATCGATTTACGCTTGTTTTGAAGAAGCCGTTTCAATCTACGCCGAAGAATTATATCAACTTAAGATAAAAGACAATTACCTAACGCTTGAAGGACAGCCGACTTCCTCTCTATTAAACAGTATTGTAGTCTCGCCTAACTTAACCAACCTAGTTAATATAGCCGAAACTTACGGTCAAGTAGCAGGAGTAGGTGGATTTATAAGTTGGAGAAGTGGTTCGTTGGAACTTATATCTGGAGAGCAAAACTATAACGTATACGACTGGGCAGTAGCATCACAGAGTATGAGTCCGGGAGATAGAATAGTAATTCAAAGAATAATGTATCAAGCACCGCCTGCGATTTACGGATACGGGTATGGTGCTTATTATCCTCAATTAGGTGGATCGGGTGCATGGCCTGGTAGTTGGGGCGGATACGGAGCTATGGGTGGAGGGAACAACGCTGCTACTTATTATCCTGTATTTTGGGATATTCAAAGAATTCAAGAATTAGAAATGTCAAATGACGTACGGCTTCCTGAATGGTCGTTTGAGCTTATTGGAACTAACTTAAGAATTACTCCAGTACCTCTAGGCAGTAATTATGGCGGATACCGTTCATGTATTTCAATTCAATATGCATTCCAATCAGACCTTATGTCTTTGACAGAAAATAGCCCATACGGCAGTAATAAAGGTCTAGTAGCAAATGCAGCATTAGCTCCATACGGTCTAATCACATACTCCTATATTAATCAACCGGGCAAACAATGGATCAAAGAATATACAGCTGCACTTACTTCTGAATTGCTTGGTTTGATACGCGGAAAATACCAAACTGTACTTATTCCAGGGGCAGAAGCTACACTCAATTTTGCTGATTTAATCTCACGTGGTAAAGAAATGCAAGTAGCTTTACGTGAAAAATTACGGCTTGACTTCGAAGACATGTCAAGACAGAAGCAGCTTGAAAGAAAACAGTCTGAAAACAATTCTCTTAACGATACTTTAAATAGTATACCGTTAATGGTATATATCGGATAACTATGGCACTATTCGGTTCAGTAAGAGATGCAACAATGCAACTTGGCGTAGCCGGCGAGTTTGTAAATAACGTAGTAACCCAGCAAATAGGCTACTATAAGGTAGTAATACCCTCATCCCCTCCGAATATCTATGGAGAATCATCAGTTAAGCAGTATATCGGCCCGGTACTTTTAAACTGTTTAATAGACAGGGGCGACTTCTCTACAATCACTGATAATAATTTCGGACCTGATAGTAGAAGGGAAGTAGATTTTAGATTTTTAAAGCCTGATCTAGAATTAGCTAATATAGTGCCTGAGACCGGTGATATTATTATGTATAACGAATTATATTACGAAGTAGATAATACTAACGAAAATCAGCTTTTCCTTGGAAAAGATCCCAACTATTCTTACTCCGAAGGATTAAACAACTTTGGTGCTAGTTTTTCTATCATTTTAAACACCCATATGACATCACCTGAAAGATTAGGTATAACACAACAGAGACTCTAATATGCCACAAATAGTACGTCCAGAGAATAGAAGGGAGTTTATGAATAAACTTATCATACCTGCTGATCCGCAGTATGGTAATCCAAATATAGTTTTTTCTGAACCATTTAAACCAGGACAACCAGAATTTAACAGGGCATATGAAACTGCTTTTGAACCTACAGGAGACAAAAAATACTCAATAGGATTAAAAGATATTGATCAATCAATAATGTACCATTTTGCAAACGTTCTTAAGCTTACGGTATTTCAAAACAATTCTACGGTACTTGTACCTGTTATATACGGTTCACCTGAAAAATGGAAGTCAATACAAAAAGACGGATACTATCGTAATAATGTAGCAAAAATAATGTCCCCTCTTTTAGTTTTTAAAAGATCTTCAGTTGTACAGAATAGAACGCTCGGAAATAAAATAGACGGTAATGTTGCTAAAAATGTTCAACTATACGAAAAGGCTTTCTCAAAAAGAAACGTATATGATAACTTCAATGTTTTGCAAAATCAAAAGCCGCAGAAAGAATATACGGTTGTAGTTACGCCTGACTACGTTACTGTAAATTATACAGTAATAATGTGGACAAACTATGTTGAGCAAATGAATAAGTTGATAGAAGCTGTTAATTTTGCTTCTAATTCATACTGGGGTGACCCTGATTCATTTCAGTTTCTTGCGAAAATTGAGACGTTTAATGACGCGCAAGTCTATGATCAAGGTGAAGATAGATTGGTAAGAACTGAATTTGATTTGACTGTCAACGGTTACCTTATTCCGGATTCGCTAAATGCCTATTTAGCACAGCTTTCAGGAAAAACTTATAATATATGCAAAATAGTATTTACAACCGAACAGGTGCAGTAAGGTAGGTTTCTTATTGTTACGGAACGAACTATTTATAATCAAATTTCTTAGAGTGGCAGATACTATATCAACTTCCGGTATATCCCCCGGTCAATTAATTAAGTCCGAACAGGTTCTCAGAATTATTTACGCTCTAAATGGAGTAAGCGGTAGTACAATCCTTATTTCAGGTAGTCTTGGAGTAAGTGGATCTGCAAACTTTTTAAATACTGTTAATTTTTTTGCAGGATTAACCGGTTCATTATTTGGGACCTCTTCTTATGCTACTACCGCATCGGTTATACAAGGAGCGGCTACAGGGTCTTTAATTACAACAGCTTCATTTTCTAATCCTTCTATTACATTTACTAAAGGAGACGGTTCAACTTTTTTAGTAAATTTAACAAGTCTTGTTCCTCTTACAGCATCACATGCTTTAACTGCTTCTTATTTTAGCGGTTCAATCTCAAATGCTATATCTGCTTCTTATGCTCTTACAGCATCGTATGTTGCTAACGTATCATCTTTCCCTTTTACTGGAAGCGCTATTATAAGTGGTAGCTTAAATGTAACGGGGAGTACAAATATAAGCGGCGCTTTATTTGTAAACGGTCTTTCCCTAAGTGCAGAGAACGGAGGACAATTAGCTATATGGAAATATACATCAAGTTTAAATACAGGAGTAGATCCTGGTAACGGATTTTTTAAACTAAATCAATACTGGTCATCATCTCCTACTGCTGCATCGTTCGACAATTTTGCGTATGATCCAAACGTAAGTTTTTCAGGTTATTTAGATAATCTAACAGTAGGTACAGTAATAAAACTTGTAAGCCTTGCAGAAGCAGGTACCTTTAAACTACTACAAATTACAAGCGTAGCACCCCCTGAATCTGGTTACGAAAGTTATGGAGTATCACAGTTAACTTCAGCAGGTAACGACCCCGCTGAAGGAGATCAATTTGCATTTATACCAGTAGGCGCATCTGGGGAGGGTTTTAATACAATCAACAACGCAGGACCTGGTAGATTAATTATTTCTGACGGTTCGACTAATGCTGCTACAGCGTCATCTGATTTAATTTACACAGGTAGTACTTTTTTCGTAACCGGGTCAGCTACTATTGTAGACATATATAGCAATTATTTTTATGTTAGAAATAAACAGACACAACAGCCTGTATTTACAGTAAGCGAAAGTGTTGTACAGTTCGCGACTCAATCAGCGATTCCTACCGGCACTGCACCTAATGGAGGAATATGGTTTACATCAAATAATCTTTATGTAGGTTTAGATTAAAATTAACTATTTATTAAAATAAAAAGACAGGAAAATGGCAAATTGGAAAAAAGTAATAGTATCGGGAAGTGTAGCTCAGTTAAGTAATTTAAGTATTAGTAGTAACTTAGCTGTAACCGGCTCGTTAAACGCTTTAGGACTAACCAATGCAAATAAGCCGAATATAGTTTCTTATGATACAACTACAGGTTTATTCTCTTATCAAGGTACCGGTTCATTTACCGCAACTACTGCTTCTTATATTTTAAGTAGCGGGGTAGATGGCCCTCTAGGTATGGATAGCATACTTAGTGCCTCTCATGCCGTAAGCGCTTCAATTGCAGGTAGAACAAAAGGTACTTTATCTCAAGTAGCTGGCGGAGGTCTTAATGCTTTTTCTTTCAACGGTAGTACTGACGTAACAGTAGAAGTCAGCGGTGCTGCTCAACTTTCTCAAAACGCTATTACAAAGTGGAATGACACAGATAATAAGTTTACCAATTCGAGTCTCTTTGATAACGGTACTTTAATAACCGGTTCTACATCAATAGTTCTTACTGGCGCCAATTCAAGCTTAACTGGTTCATTTAGCGGATCATTTAAAGGAGACGGTTCACAACTAACCGGCCTTGTAACTGAATTAGACTTCTCTGGTTCAACCGGAGGCGGTAATGTAGATCTTTTAACTCAGGTATTTACAATTACCGGTACAGCTAATGAAATAGAAACATCAGCTGCCTCTCAAACGCTAACAATCGGGTTACCTAATAACGTTACTATTGGTAACAATTTAGTAGTTAGTAATAATTTAACAGTATTCGGTACTGCTAGCTTCCAACAAACAACAAATCTTGAGGTTGCAGATAGATTTATTCTTCTTGCTTCTGGATCAAACGCAGCAGGTGATGGGGGTATCGTAGTACAGCAAGCAACACAGAATGTAGGCGAATTATTTGCATTCGATAGCGGAACTACAAGATGGGGATTAACTGGTTCATTTACCGCCAATCAAAGTACTTATACACCTGATGCATTTATGGCAGCAGCGGTTTTAGGTTCAAGCGGAGATCCAACAACAGCACCAGGTCGGTACATTGCAAAAGGTAATATATTTATAGGTAATGACGAAACAATTTGGATATATTCTTAATAGAGTTTTCAAAAGAGTAGTTATGGGTTTTAACGCAAATAACGTAGTAGTAAATAATAAACGTGTAGAGGAGCTCCATAAGGCTCCTTTACCTGTCTTAAGTCTTAATAAACCTGAGGTTGAGACTTTGTTAAATTTAATAAGAGAATCTCATTTCAAAGGAGAGCAGGTTCAAAAGATATTTGAATTAGTTCTAAAACTTCAAGACTATTACGTTAAGCTACCCTGATTCTGTGATATTTATATGAAGGAAAGTACTGTAGGCCGAAAGGAAGTAGGCATATACACGGCATAAGTGTATGTATCTAACCACAGTGTAAATTTATATTACTATGCCGAATTGGAAAAAAGTCATCGTAAGCGGCTCAAATGCTGTTTTAAACTCGTTGACAGTAGCTACAAATGTTGTAGCTCAATCATTCACCGGTTCTCTATCCGGAACTGCTGCTTCTGCTTCTGCTGCTTCTGTATTTAATATTTCATCCTCACAATATTCAGCTCAAGGAGCTTCCGCTGGTGTAGGTACAACAACAATTGTTTCTATATCCACAGGTTCATTTAGAGCCGGTTTTTTTGATTATGTAGCTTCAAGTGGAGGTAATGCTCGAGCTGGTACAGTGATGTCTGTTTGGGATGGTAGTAGTATAAACTTTACTGATAATTCAACAACAGACATTGGAAGTACTACACTTGTCACAATGAGTGTAGCTTTAAGTGGTGCTAATGCTTTATTAAGAGCAACAATAAATGGAGATACTTGGGATATAAAAACAACTTATAGACTTATTTAAATAAAAATTTATGGCTTTGAATCTTTCAGATATTACCTTTACTTGGCACTTCAATCCACTTTTTATTTGCCCTACATCGACTGAACATAATGATGTTGTTACTAAAGTTTTTTACGAACTTAGAGCAACTATAGGGTCTGTTAGTGGATCAGTAGGTGGATTTCAAGAGATACTTCCGATATCACCTTCTGGAAGCTTTATTCCTTTTCAAGACTTAACATCACCTATAATACAGCAGTGGGTTGAATACATGCTAGGAGAAGAGGGTGTAAAAAACCTTAAGACTGACCTTAAAGAAAAGCTTGAAAATAAATTGAATCCTACTTTTGTTATAAAACAATCTCCTTGGATTCTATAGTGATTTATTTAGCTATAAACAAGATTTTAACTATTTATATAATATATTAGCATATATAAAACCCCTACCTTAGGGAAAGTGAACTAAGGGAGATAAACATGGCGAATGAATTTATTGTCCGTAACGGCCTAAAGGCCCTAAATAATTCACAAGTTACAGGATCTCTCTCTATTTCCGGATCACTTGCCGTTCCGGCTATACCTTTAGGTTCAACTGAAACTAATGTAGTAGTAACTGATACGGATGGAACTTTTAAATATAGAACTAATCTTAGTCTCCAAGGTACTCAAGGAATTCAAGGTATTCAAGGCAATACCGGCACTCAAGGCGCACAAGGCATACAAGGTACGCAAGGCATACAAGGTACTCAAGGAATTCAAGGTATTCAAGGCAATACCGGTACTCAAGGCATCCAAGGTACGCAAGGCATACAAGGTACTCAAGGAATTCAAGGTATTCAAGGTATTCAAGGTAATAACGGAACCCAAGGCATCCAAGGTACGCAAGGCATACAAGGTACTCAAGGAATTCAAGGTATTCAAGGTAATAACGGAATCCAAGGCATTCAAGGTATTCAAGGAACCCAAGGAATACAAGGAACCCAAGGAATACAAGGTAATACAGGAATACAAGGAATACAAGGTATACAAGGAACTACCGGTCCTCAAGGAACTCAGGGTATTCAGGGCTCAACCGGAACCCAGGGACTACAGGGCATACAAGGTATTCAAGGTACACAAGGAACACAGGGTATTCAAGGAATTCAAGGCTTAACAGGAACCCAAGGAATTCAAGGCGTACAGGGTATTACCGGTCCACAAGGCACGCAAGGTACTCAAGGAATTCAAGGCGTACAAGGCATAATTGGTGCTCAAGGTAGTCAAGGAACACAAGGTATTCAAGGAATACAAGGAATACAAGGAATACAAGGTACACAGGGTACTCAAGGAATACAAGGTACACAAGGCACACAAGGCATTCAAGGAGTGCAAGGAACTACCGGTACACAAGGTATTCAAGGAATACAAGGTACACAAGGAATACAAGGCGTACAGGGTATTACCGGTATTCAAGGTATTCAAGGTATACAAGGTATACAAGGTTCTCAAGGCACTCAGGGGATTCAAGGCGTACAAGGTACTCAAGGAATACAAGGAACACAAGGAACACAGGGAACACAAGGTACCCAAGGCATTCAAGGAGTGCAAGGAACTACCGGTACACAAGGTATTCAAGGTATTACAGGACCACAAGGTATACAAGGTATTCAAGGTATTCAAGGTACACAGGGTATTCAAGGCACGCAAGGTACGCAAGGCATTCAAGGTATACAGGGAATACAAGGTACGCAAGGGACTCAAGGGACTCAAGGAACGCAGGGTATCCAAGGCATACAAGGTACGCAAGGAATACAGGGTATACAGGGGGTACAAGGCATAACTGGAACCCAAGGTATCCAGGGTATTACTGGCCCTCAAGGTACGCAAGGAATCCAAGGTACGCAAGGAATTCAAGGAATTCAAGGGATTCAGGGTACCCAAGGTACACAGGGTATACAAGGCCCCCAGGGTACACAAGGAATACAAGGTATTCAGGGAATTCAAGGTACAACAGGACCGCAAGGTACTCAAGGTACTCAAGGAATTCAAGGGATACAAGGTAACACTGGTACGCAAGGAACCCAGGGAACTCAAGGAATCCAAGGTATACAAGGAATACAAGGTACGCAAGGTACACAGGGAACTCAAGGAACTCAAGGAATACAAGGCATTCAAGGTACACAAGGAATTCAAGGTATTCAAGGTACAACCGGTACACAAGGTATACAAGGCATACAAGGAACTACCGGTCCTCAAGGAACTCAAGGCATCCAAGGTACTCAAGGTACTCAAGGCATCCAAGGCATTCAGGGAATACAAGGTATACAAGGTACACAAGGTACAACTGGCGCTCAAGGTATACAAGGTAATACTGGTACTCAAGGAACACAAGGAACACAGGGAACGCAAGGTACGCAAGGCATTCAAGGAGTACAAGGCTTAACTGGAACTCAAGGTATCCAAGGTATTACAGGACCGCAAGGTACACAGGGTGTACAAGGTACCCAAGGTATACAAGGTATTCAAGGCACGCAAGGTATACAGGGTATTCAAGGCATACAGGGAATACAAGGTACGCAAGGTACTCAAGGTACAATTGGTACACAAGGTATACAAGGCATACAAGGTACTCAAGGAACACAAGGAATCCAGGGTATACAAGGCACCCAAGGAACTCAAGGAATTCAAGGTATACAAGGTACAACAGGACCGCAAGGTACGCAAGGAACCCAAGGCACTCAAGGGATACAAGGTAATACCGGTACCCAAGGAACACAAGGAACACAAGGAACCCAAGGTATCCAAGGTATTCAAGGCAATACCGGTATCCAAGGTATCCAAGGTATTCAAGGTATACAAGGAACTACTGGACCTCAAGGAACACAAGGAACACAAGGTATCCAAGGTATTCAAGGTATACAAGGAACTACTGGACCTCAAGGAACACAGGGAACACAAGGAACAACTGGTACGCAGGGCATTCAAGGCGTAACTGGTCCTCAAGGTACACAAGGCATTCAGGGTATCCAAGGAATTCAAGGAACACAAGGTACTACTGGTGCACAAGGAATTCAAGGTATACAAGGTATAACAGGACCAACAGGATTTACAGGACCTCAAGGTACGCAAGGTATACAGGGTATTCAAGGTATAACTGGAACTCAAGGAACAACAGGACCTCAAGGTACACAAGGCATTCAAGGAATACAAGGTATACAGGGTATTCAAGGTACTACCGGTCCTCAGGGTACACAAGGTACTACCGGTGCTCAGGGTATTCAAGGTATCCAGGGTATAACTGGACCTACCGGACCAACCGGACCGCAAGGTATTCAAGGTATAACCGGCGCACAAGGCATTCAAGGCGTAACTGGTCCTCAAGGTACACAAGGCATTCAGGGTATCCAAGGAATTCAAGGTAGGCAAGGTACTACAGGAGCCCAAGGAATTCAAGGAATACAAGGTATAACTGGACCAACAGGATTTACAGGACCTCAAGGTACGCAAGGTATACAGGGTATTCAAGGCATTCAAGGTACCCAAGGTACTACAGGTACCCAAGGTACGACTGGCGCTCAAGGGATACAAGGTATCCAGGGTATAACTGGACCTACTGGGCCAACTGGACCGCAAGGTATTCAAGGTGTTACTGGGCCAACTGGACCGCAAGGTATTCAAGGTGTTACTGGACCAACTGGACCTCAAGGAACTACTGGTGCTCAAGGAATACAAGGTATAACTGGACCTACTGGACCGACAGGTCCGCAAGGAACTACT